CCATAAGTTCCTCCCTTTAATTTTTAATTGGCTTCGGAGATTAGACTCGAACTAATACTGTCAGGAGTCAAAGTCCTGTGTGTTTACCAATTCCACCACTCCGAAATATGGTTGCTCGAGTCGGATTCGCACCGACGACCTTTTGGTTATGAGCCAAACGAGATAACTACTTCTCTACCGAGCTATATAGGAGGTACGTAGGCAAAAACGTACCTCGATTTATAATTACAAGGCGGTGACCCTAGTACTCTTACGAGTACCATAGAATAGATATACAATATGCTACGAACATATCTTTTCCTCCTACCAGTCGACTATGGTATTATATCTACTCTATGCTAGCCATAAGACTAACACTCTATTCATAGCATACTAGCAAAGTACCCAATACATACTATGTTTTCACTACTTTCGATAGACGACTTCGTTATTGGACTAGGTATTAGTCGTACTCCCCACTTAAAATAGGACGTTACATTTACTCATATTAGTAAGACTAATGCTTTCAAACAACATAACCCCCACGCAAACTAGATTTATAAGTTTTCCTAATCTATTCAGGATAAAGAATCAACGATTAAATATCCCCCTCTTTCGAGGCATTTCATTAGTACCTTTATAGGTACTGTACCAATAGATAAAACTCTACCTCGAGACTTTTACTTATCTATCGGTACACTAACTATAAAAGTTAGTGCCTTCATAAATAGAAGATGATTATATATATAAACAGGATTTAAAGCTAAGAACTATCCACCATACTTTGAGGAAGGCCGAATAAAATTCCTCACTACATTTCATTTGACTTCTTCTTTACTCCTGTCTATACCCCTTTTACCACCTATATATTTGTTTCCATCTATCTAGCTCTTTTTTCCCTTCTCTAGATAATGGAGGAGCTACCATATTTACCAAAGTTCCATAAGGTAAGCCTAGTGCTACTTCTAATTTAACTAAGAACTTTGGCCTAAAAGGTAATCCTTCCCTTAGATACTCATTATAGTTTTGTAATCGAGTTTTTTTCTCGTTATGTTCTTTTTCTACTCTATTAAGTTCTCTTACAACATCAGTTTGAGTCATTTTTTTCTTTTGCATTACTAATTTTATATATTCTTTAACATCAATCATCTATCAACACCACTATACTTCTTAGTTTTCCTGCCGTTGTCCTAATAGCACCGTGTTTTTCTAAAACTAATAGTCTAGAAAATATAGTTGAAGGGCATTTTCCTGTGATTTCTCCAATTTCTCTAATAGTTGGAGAATATCCGTGTTCTTTTTGATATTCTTTAATGATTTCAACTAACATCTTTTGTTTCAAGGTTAAGTTCATCTAAACTATCAACTCCCAACACCCACAATATTGTCTCAATCTCCCCACGTTGTTTGATTTTATGCTTCAATATATATTTAACTCTATCCTCTAACTGCTTTCTTGTTTTGATTTTTAGTCCTGAATCTTCTCGTTCCCAATAATAATTATATAAATATTTATATTGGCTCATTACGGACCACAAATCATACATATTATCTTTTACAGGAGGTCTCTCTAATGCCATTAATAATCTCCCCTTTTCCATTTGGTATTCTCAAATTCCTGTGCTACATCTATTTGAATAGTTTTACCACAATAACATATCCACGGATTCACTACTAAATATGAGTTTTTCCCTACTCCATATTTATGGACTATGTCTTCATCAACTAGAGCTTTAACAATTTTTCCTCCACGTTGTTTTGAAAAGTTTTTTTCTCCATAAACAAGACCGATGTTTACTGAATTTATTTTAATTCCATTCTCAAACCTCAATATGTTATCAAAGTAACTGATGTATGGAATTAACTCTATAAAAAACGGAGCTACTTTTTTTATTTCTTTTATGTTTAAAATATTTATTTTAGCAAATCTATATTTTACTTTAGTTGAGTTTTCTAATTTACTTAAAGCCCTGCTTTTCTTTTTAACATCGTCTAACGATTGTATTACAAATCTATCTTTTCGAGGGTCAATCTCATTAATAACTTCTCCGTCTTTATCTACTAAGTACATTATTTCGTCGTTATTCAATTAATCACCCCATTTTGGAAACCTTTTTGTTGAAAAAACCTCATTTTCGTCAACATTTTTGATGATGAATTATATATCGACTTTTCTCTTATATATCAACGTGAATAGCCGTTTTCACCCCTGTTTGGCCTTTTTCTTAGTATTCTATGTTCCTTATTCCTTGTCTACTTCCTAGTTGTTACTTACCATTTATCATATTTAAAATTAATTGTCAACATTGAAGTAGATATTTTTCTAAAAAAATTAATCCTGTTACAATAATTTAACATCACTAACACTAAAGCAAAGAGCCCTTTTTATTTTTATTGTAGATTTAGGTGACTGAGGAGAGGGGTGGCCCACCTGTAAAAATAGGGCTCGGGTACGTGTCAAGTAGTAAACGAACGTTTAAAGCGTAAATGTAAAGCAATAAAACACAATAAAAAGAAGCTTTAAAGATTCTTTAATGATTCAATCATAAAAGATAAAATAAAAGCAAAAATAAAAGCGCTTTTAAAGTCCTTCTTTTACGATTAAAAACGTCTTTAAACTTCCGTTATTGTCTCCCTAATAAAAGAGCTTAAGAAGAGCTTAAGAAGAGCCTATAAAACAGGATATAAAAGAGCGTTAAAAAATAGAATCAATAATAAATAAATAAAGGATAAAAAGAAGCCTATATAAAAGCGTTATACATATAACTAGTATAAATATATAAGATTATATAAAAGCCTGTTAAATAGCCTTTAAAACGGCTTTAAATGATGATTAAATAAAAGATGATGTATAATAGCCTGTTATATAGTAGGTATTAAATCGGCTATTATATAACGGCTATATATAAAAGACCTTGTAAAAGCCTATTTAAAGCCCGTTTAAAGCGTATTTATAATAAAGTAATATAAATATATTAAATCATAATAAAAAGCCGTTAGAACGGCTTTAAAATAGCTTTAAAATAAACATATATAAAAGCCCTGTATATAAAGGCCTGTTATTGTGTCGGATTCCTTCGCGGATTCCATCGAATCGGCGCGGATTCTTTAAAGCTCGCGCGCTCGGATTCTACAGGATAAAAAAAGAAGAGCTTTAAAACTCTTCTTTAATTAATCGGCTATACTTCAAGGCGTCCTCTAGTGACAAGCTCGCGTCCTCCTCTATTATATCCCTTGTATAATTGCTTAAGTCTTTAATAACTATTTTTGACAGGTTGTAATCCTCGGGGATATCGTCGACACTATCAAAAATAAATCGCTCGCCCCCGTCCGTTGTGATTCCTAAAAACTTTTTAACGTCGTTTATTGTGTAAAAATCTCGGCTATAGTTGGCGATGTTTTCGGCGTTCGGCTTTCCTAGTAAATCGCTCGTATTATATAATGTATAAATCGGGATTATAAGGCGGAACGTTTCGCCTGTCTCGTTATTATATACGGCGTATTGATTATTGATAAAAGCCTCATTCTTTACTTTATAGATGTTTTTTAAATCTACTTTTAAACACTTCGAAACGTCTATAAATAAATCATTGTTTTCAATCCAAAAGCCTAGTAAATTATTTTTGTTAACCTCAGGGTTGTAAACGCTCGTTTTTAAAACTTCGTTTACTTCGTTTAATACTTCTTTTATATCTCGGCTTGTAACGTTTTTTATAATTGCTTCGGTATCTTTTACCGATACAATAAAGCCTCGCTTTTTTGTGTCTTTTCCTGTCTTAAAGTCTAGGCTAGCGCCTCCCTTGTTTAATATTAATAATAAATCTTTTAATGTTAATTGAATCATCTTTTTAAAATCTCCCTTCTTCGTCTTCGTTTTTAAGCTCCATATAATAATTATAGCTTGGCGTAATATATATATAATATCTTTTACCTTCTTTTTGTATAATCGCCTCTAGTGTTATAATCATCGTGTTATAACTTGCGACTCCGTAACGCTCGACGCGGTCGGCGTTTTCGCTTATTAATTGCAAATAATAATCAAATATGTAGGCCTTGCGTCCGCTTGGATTGTCATAGCATTGATATAGCCCCCAATAATTACCCCTTATATATAAATTATTTTTTTCTTGGAATTGCTCCCCTAATTGTAAATATCTTTTTTCTTTTTTCATTTTTTAAAATCTCCATTCTTATATTATTATTTTTTTACTTGTCGGCGTCGTCCTCGTCGGCGTCTCCAAAAAAGTTTTTTAGCTCTCCGCTTTTTACGTCTTTAATAAATGATACAAGGCCGACTATAAAAGCGGTTAAAATTAAAAGCCTTGTTATAATATCCAATAGAATCATATTTTTTTACTTCCTTTACTTTTTATTTTTTCGATGTTACAATTAAAAAGCCTATATATAAAAATATTATTGTATAATTGCTTAAGTCTTTAATATTTTTTTAGGCTCGGCGTTGTATTGTGTAACGGCTTTACAACGTCTTTTTTTATCTCTTTTTTTTGCTTTTATCACCTCCAATGTACCTATAATATAACACAATAGCCGACTATATACAAGCCCTAAAATGAAAAAATTTTTTTCAAGTTGTAAAGAAAAGCTTTAAAATCGTTGATATATAAGGCTTTTAACGTGTTTACATTTTTTAAAATTTTTTTGTAAAAAATAAAAAAACGCTATTTTTTAGCGTCTTTTTTTAATCTTTTAAAATCTCTTTTTATATTCTCTTTTACGTACTCGGTGAACGTCTCTTTTTTATCATTTAAAACGGCGTTTAATTGCTCCGCCTCTTCTTTTAAAAATTTAACTTCTTTTCGCGTGTAGTGATTCTTTATATATTCGGTCGCGTATGCGCTCGGATTGAATCCGTTTTTTTTATCCTTCTTTTTTTCCATCTTTTCACCTCTTCCAATATCATTATATCATATATTTTAATTTTTGCGCGGTCGTCCATTTTTTGGAGCTCCGCGCCTGTCGTCTTTTTACGTGTTAGAATGTAGACACAACGAGCGAAAAAGCACGGCGAAAAAATGTAAAATATTATTGTATAATTGCTTAAGTTTTAAATGACTTTTTATGTCAATTAAAACCGTCAATTTTTGGGAAAAGTTGAGGCTTTAAAATGTCAAAAAACTTCTCCCAAAAAATGACAAAACTTCTCTAGGAAAATTGTCAAAACTTCTCTAGAAATTTTAGCAAAAACTTCTCTAGGATTTTTGGTAAAATTTTTAAAGATTTTTAGGCAAAAACTTCTATAGTACGTATATACATATATATAATCCTAGACGAGCAAAAACTTCTATAGTAGGAGTATAAAAACAGGTCACAATTGTCAACTTTAATGTTGATGATTTGGATAAATAAAAAAAGAAAAGATTGGAGATTGAATTTTATGATGACTTTAAGAGATTTTTTAGAGCTTGCTATGGACGATTATTACAAGGTGAATATTTTTTACAATAACACAGGAGTTGAATTACTACACCAAGTTGAAGTTGGAGACGTTGAAGAGGAGCTTGAAAACATAGATTGTGGTGACTTGATGGACGAAACTATTTCAAGTTGGGATATTTGCGAAGAGGCAAACAACGAGTTTACTTTAAACATTGGATAGAAAACATCGGATAGATTCAGGAAGTTAGATTCTACTCTACTCGTCTCGCGTACGTGTATATACGAGCCTACACAGGAATAAATCCCCTAGATTGAACAGGGGGGTCAATTTTTACAAACACGCGCGAGGGAGGTGGGTACATTTATATAGGAGGTAATTATATGTTATATGAAGGAGATATTTGTTACGTTAGGGATAAACTTATCGAAGAGATAAAAAACGGTTGTATTAGTCAATTAAAAGACGATATTACTACCGAAGAATTTATTTATAACACAAAAATAATTTTAGATTTATTAAACGAGCTAGAAGAAAAAATACAATCTTTAGGTTGTAAAGCGTGGGATTTTAAAATTGCAATATATGAGAATCCGATGGGGTCTCTATATTACGAGGAAGTTAAGGAGGAGGATTAATCGTGGCTAGAATTAACTTAAGTGATAGGGAGATAACAATTATTAGAGGTCTATTTAATAAAGAATTAAAACATAATGATTATATGTATAAAAGCTTAATAGCTATGGCTAAAGACGACAGGATTGAAACAACGGAAAAAGATAACGAGATTATAAAAAAATACGGTGATATTATAGATGATTTAATGAGAATCGCTTATAAATTTGAATGGGATTTCGAAAAAAATAAATATGGAGGTGAAGAATAGTGATAATTAAAGATTGGAATATTGAGGCTATGACAGGATATAAACCTATTACATCATTCTACAGGGATTTTAGTATAGCCGATAAATTTGGTATAAGTGCGATAAAAGATACATATAAAAGAGCTTTTAACGAATGGAAAAGCGACTATAAATATTTAACCGAGCTTGTTATGGTATTAAATTGGAAGAGTTGGGAGCACGAAAGCAACGGAGAATATTGTAAATTATATTGTGATTTATTTTATGAATCACAGGACTATGCTTATAAAAATTTAAAAGGCGAAGAGCTTAATTATTTTATTAGGACTACCGATTAGGAGGAGGGGTATATTATGAGTAATGAAAAAGTTATACTTGCTTTTTTAGAAGGTAAAGAAGCACACACGCCTACACGTGACGTCGGAGCTTATTATTTAGTTTATAGTTATAAAGGTCAAACATTAAGAACGGACGGAAAAGAGCTTATAAACTACTCTACTCGTATAGCTTATAAAAAAGATGGAAAAGTATTTTTAAATAATAAAAGATATAGTGTTACAACATCAAAGATTCAATCTAAAATTAGCTTTTTAGCTCATCAAAAAGGATTCGAAGTTGTAACATATGAGGAGGCTTAAAAATGGAACAATACTATTTTAATGATGAATCCTTAAAAGACTACTCTATCATTTGTGAATATTGGGAAACGTCAAGGGCGTGGGGTCACCGTGCTATATTAATGTATAAAGGAATGAGGATTCAGGAAGCAAAAATAAGATATTATAACAGGACGTGGGAAGTTTATCGTTTTCAATCCGTTATGCGTAAAGTAGTAAACGAATATAAAGAAGACAAGCTTCAGGAATTTATAGATAATTATAAAGACGATTGCAATATAACTAGATTCAAAAAAGGTGAAAAAGACAACGTTATAAAAAGCTTTGATTCTTGCGAGATTGGGGAACGAATCAATAAAATGTTAGGAGCAATTGATTTCGGTAATTGTGGTGATTTTAAAAGAGACTTTAATTAGTTTCTTTTTTTTGGAGCTCCGCGCTTATATAGTTTTTATATGATATTATTATGTCAACAAGGGAGATGACAGGAATGAAAATATATGATATCATTCATAAATTTACGGATTCAGGATTATGGTACGAAGTTGTGGAAAACGGAAGTTATGCAAGCTTCGGATTCTTTAAAAAAGATGAATTAATCAACTCTAGATTTTACGAAAAGAGTTTTGTAAAAATAAACTTTCAATATGTAGATGGTAAAAGATTAGTAGTCTTTTATATATGGGATTGTTAGGAGGTATAAAAATGGAAGGATATAACGGGTGGTCGAATCGTGACACGTGGCTAGTAATGTTATGGGTCAATAATGATTACAATAATTATATGAGATTAGAGCATAAAATAAAAGGAATAGGAACGGATAAAAAATTAAAAGACTTAAATTGTTGCGAATTAATGGCTTGGCTTAAAAGATTACATTATGGAGACGAGATTGATTGGCATAACGTAAATATGGAAGAAGTAAAAGAAGCTTTACTTGAGGAGGTGGAATAAATGGATTTTATTAGTAAATTAGAAAGTAAACAAAAAGGATATATAACAGGAGAACGAGCACTTGACTTAATTAAAAGCCTTGCTCGTAGTCAAGGTTGTTGGGGTCGTATGTTAAACGAATTATACGAGGAAGACACAATTGATGACTTTAAAGATTGGATTGAAGAGATAAAATTTACGGACGAGTTAGATTTAATATTAGTTTTAGAAGGCAATAAAAGTATAGAAGATTGTAAAAGATTAGGAGCTAATTAATATGAAAAGATATATTTATAAAGGTTTTAAAATTACAAAGTTAAACGATATTTTAAAAGAGCAATATAACAGTAAATATATAGTAACAATAAACGGCGACGTGTTCGCGTTCAGTGACACGTTAAAAGAATGTTATAAAAAAGTAAACGAAGGAGGATTTTAATATGAATTATTATCAAAGACGAAAAGAGCAAGTTAGACAGGAAGCTATAGAGTGGCAATTAGATTTTAGCAATCATAATTACAGTTGGGGTGAGTTAGCCGAATGGGGTGACTACTTTTACAAGCTTGGTAAACGTTACGGATTGTTAAGAGAATTTCACGAAAATGCTATATGCTAAGCTAGATTCTAGTTATTTATTAGATTTATAAAATATGATATAATCAATTTTGTTAGGGGTGATATATTGAAAATTAATAAAAAAGGAAAAGAAGCTCCAATAATATCAAATATTTCATATTATCATAACGTTAAACGTGAAGATGATTCTATCGGTGATTACATTATGATTGATTTTATTGGAGATTATAGACAACAAGTTATAAACGTCAACACAAAAGTTGATGTTAACGCTTTAGAAAAAAAGATTCAAATAAAAGGCATTAAAGATTCCGATATCATAACTCTTTATGATATTAAAGAACAGGAGGGATTCATAGATGAATAAAAAAGAAAATGCTATTGATATATTATTTAAAGGATTAGTTGTTTTGGTTGCGATTCCTATAGGTATAATGTCGGGATTAATTAAGGCCGTTAGTAAAATGAAGTTTTAAAAAGTGGTATAATCCACTTTTTTTGTTGTTATATAATCAATTTAGGTTGATAATCCCCTATCCTATCAAAGATAAATCGCTTAAAATACATTCTAGCGGATTGATTCTAGCATATTTTAACGGATTCTAGGGGTATTTTATAAAAATATAGGTAAATGATTGGATTCCATCTTTTTACGCGCCTACGTGCTCCCGTCCGCTCTTGTATGGACGATTCCGCTCTAGAGTGGATTCCTTGCAAGCTATTTTAAAGCCTATTTTAGCCGTTTTTACAATAATTAATATAATTGGACTAGACGGTATAAAAACAGGCCTAGAATAGCCTAAAAAAGGCCTCTTTGCGTCCACTTCTATATAGACAGGAGTAACGCAAATATATCATAGATGGAATACCGCGCCTATTCTTATTTTTATGATATAATTGACTTATATTGGGATTAATTGCGTTTAGGAGGTGAAAAAGATGTTTGAAAACCTTTTTGACTTGTTTAATCGTGACGAAAACGAACAGGATAAAAAGTTAGTTGACTATGGATTGGATTCTAACGAACGTAAAGCGATGAAACGAGACAATTATGATTATTGGAATTTTGACGAGGAAGATTTAGAGGAAGATGACTTCTATTATGAGGACGAGGGCCTCGAAACTTCTTCAGGGAAAACTTCTTCGGAAAACTTCTTTGGAGATGATGACGAGGAAGAAGAATGAAAACTTCTTTGGAAAAACACACAGTTTTTGCACAATTTTTGTGAATTTTAGTGCATTTTTAACCAAAAATAACAATTTTTTTGGTTTTTTTGTGCAAAAATCGCAAATATAGGAGGTCTTTTTACATTTTTTGTAGAATTTTCGGCCAACCTTCCTATATTAAAACGTAATTTTTTGTTGGTATTGTTGGAGTACCGCGCTTATCTAGAATCCTTATGCTACAATTAAGACGTAATGAAGGGAGGAAATATGCAATCAACTATTGAAATAAAACATAATTTAAAAGGATTGTATGAGAAGTATTATGATGTAGAAAAGAGTTTAAAGAATTTTAACAACTACACTATAGGAGATGGAAGCGACGAAGATGTAGAAAGCAGTAAGCTAGTGCTTCTATGGATTAATATAAGAAACGAAATCTTCTATAATAGAGTATTACTTGCAAAAGCCTACGAAACAAATTCGTAGAAATTGACCCCCTCGGTTTTCTTTTATATACACACGTGAGGGAGGCGGGTACTCTTCCTTAGTATGCAAAAAGGGAGGAGGGTACTAAAAGGAAGGAGGTTTATTATGATTAAACGATTCAAAAATAACAATCTACATATTAAGTTTGATTCTTACGATGAGGGTACAGGGGTTGTTGAAAAATTATATTTGAATTATGACTTATGTCCTATTTGTGACGAATACTGTATAAGCAATTTCGCTATGGCTAGTGATTGGAGTTATAACGGAGGGTATAATTTTTACACAATAACATCTTATGATTTTGATGATTTAGAATCAGGGAAAACTGTTATTCTAAAGCCTCTATCAAAAGAATATATGGAGGAGAATTATAAAGGAAGTGATTATTATGAATAAAAAATATGATTCAAATAAATGGTATTCATTCTACTATCACTATATGCACTATTACCCTAGTTGCGTTGTTAAAGTTGAAACTCGAGGTTGTCTAGTAGAAGAAACTATAGCACTACTTAGAAAAGACCCGAGAGTAGTTATTGATGATATTAAAGAAATAGAAAAATAGGAGGTATTAATATGATTAACTTTGAAAAGGTAAACGTGAATCCAAAAGGAAGAAAGACAGGAGATTGCTCTACTAGAGCGTTAGCAAATGTTCTTAACATTAGTTGGGAGGAGGCTCTAGAGCTTCAATGCGAAGAAGCTTTAAAGTGTTACTATGACCCTACTAGCAAACAAGTTATTGAAAAAGTGTTAGCTAGATTTGGTTGGTATAAAATGTCTCAACCAACAAGAGTAGATTTATTTAGTGGAAGAAAAAGTAAATATCAGGTTGGCGAGATGGATAGTATTCTATCCCCTGAGCAAATGAGGGAGGGGGTACTTGTGACAGTAGCTAACCATCACACTTGTATTAAAGACGGGGTGGTACAAGATACTTGGGATTGTCGAAGAAAGAGCGTAGGAAACTATTATGTTCGAGGCTAGGTACTACGCTTACCTTCGTGTCTCTACAACTAAACAAGATGTAGCTAGACAATACGAAGCTATTAATAAATGGAAAGAGAAAAACAATATCGACATTCCTGAAGATAATTACTTTATTGACTACTATACAGGTACTACATTCGATAGACAAAACTATCAAGAATTAAAAGATAATCTTCGTACAGGTGACTATCTAGTTGTTAAAGAAGTAGATAGATTAGGCCGTGATTGGACGGGGATTAAAGAAGAGTGGAAACAGTTGAAGGACGATGGTATTAATATAATAATAATTGATATGCCTATCCTTAGTGACAAGCTTCCTGATGAAGAAAGCGAAATTGATTCACTAGATAATAGATTAATTAAAGAACAAATACTTACTCTACTTTGCTATGTAGCTCAAAAAGAAAGAGAAAAGATTAGTCGTAGGACTAAAGAAGCTCTAGCCGAAAAGAAGATACACGGTACTAAATCAGGTAAACCTATAGGACGTCCTGTTAGTGAACGTTCTACAATAAATAATCATATTAAAGTTTTAGAATATATCGTTGATAACGAGGTCGGTCAGGACAAAGCTTGTATGTATTGCCGTGTTCCAACTTCTTCCTTTAGAAAACAATTGCAACTATGGTACTCAACATATAATACAAAAGACTATAATACAATCCTAAATTATGTAAAAAAATAAGAGGCTCAATGCCTCTTTTTATTTTAGCTCTTTACTCATCTTTTCTAACTTTTTCATTTCTTCCCCTAGCTCTTCGGATTTGGCTAATCCCATAAATGAAGCTCCTCGGTGAAAATCTTTTAATATTTCAGTTGCTTTCTTTTGAATCTTATTTAATTGTTTATGAATCCTTTTTGTTTTTGATTGTAATATCATTAAATCTATCAAAGACTTAATTGCTCCTATCAAAAATACTGCTACCATAGTTAGGAATAGGATTCCTATTAAACTCATAAGATTAGATAATAATTGTGTAAATCCTGTCATCATTTATCTTGTCTCCTTCAATTCTTTTACTCTATATCTTTGTTTCTTTGTAGAGTTCTCAATTGCTATTGTTGCTTTTGGAGTTCCTCCTGATGGAACTCTTATCCTTATTACTTCGCCTTTTTTATATTCTCCTGTTGTATTGTAGTAATATACTTTCTTCTTCGTTTTAGGCGATTTAGTGTCTATTCTAACGCCAACAACGTGGCTACTATTATTTCCTCCTCGGCTTTTATTTCGGACGTTAGAAGAGCCCTTAGGGGTCTTTAAACTATTGGTATTATCAAACTTTAACGCCATAGTTATTCCTCCTCTATTTCCGCCTCAGTAAAGTCGGCTTCTATTGTATTATCCCTTTTTAATAATTCTATTTGAGATTTAATATCATTGATATCAGTTTTCTTTTTATATTCAACTACAGTAGGAGCTTGTTGTTCTACTTTTCCCATTACCTTTTGAAGATATATACTTGTAATCTCTTTTGTTTCTCCTGTTAGAGATGACGTAGCTAATACTCCTGTTAAGTAAGAATGAATATAATCCATTATTTCTTTTTTGTCTTCACTTGCTCGCCAACTGTCTAGAGTTGCTCGACTAACACCGATAAAGTTAGCAAAGCTTTCTTCAGTAGGAGGGAATTGTTTTATCTCATTGATTCTATTAATCATATCTAAATACATATTAAAAGCTACACCTATTTCCTGAGCGCTATATGTATTTTCTCCTCCCCTAGCTATCTCAACTAGACTTCTCTTAGATATCATACTCATTATTTGAATATTATTAACTTTGTCTTCTCCTTTTTCTTTTAGAGTCTTTACTATAAATTCACAAGTCTTTTCCATCTCTTCTTTTAGAGTTGGTAATAACATTTCCTGAGTTTCTTCTTTTATTTTTTGGATAGCTTTTCTATCACTAACTCTAGTTTTATCTAGTTGTTTTTCTTTTTTCTTAACTGCTATCTTTTGATTCTCTACCACTTTTTCATTTGTTCTTCTTGCCATTCGACAAACCCCCTCACGTCTTTTTCCAATGTTTCATAATAAAGGTCATCGTTCTTTAAACATTTCGAGTAGTATAAATGATTAACATACTCATCGAAATTTTTAAATCGTATTCCATATCGTTGCTTTATATAAGTTAAAAACCTAACATCAAACTTACCTAAATACTTCATTTAACCTCCTTGATAAATTTTTCTATATCCAACCGAACATTTACCCTGAGTTTCTTTACCTCTATTTCTAATCCTTTTGATTCTAAATAGGACAGGGGTACACTTTTTCTACCGCTATTATTCATATAGTAAGCCATATCTCTAGCGCCGATAAAGAAACATCTATCAACGGAGCTAAACTCTATTATGAATCCTGCAACAACATTTTTGTGACAACTAGCTTCGACCAACTCGTTTAGTTGATGGTCCTTTATATTACTAAAAGGAAGACTCTTCCCTATTACACTTTTAAGTTCTAAAAGGAAGAGCCTCTCGCCATCAAACATCTCACAGTCACACATATTTGTTTGTTGAAATCTCGTAGCTCCATTTCCTCCCCAACTAGATGTTCCGTCTCTAAACCTGTAGAAAAATATTTCTCCTCCTACACTTTCTCTAAAGTTTTCTTCGAATCTCTTTCCTGTATTCTTCAAGAGAATTAACCTCCTTAATTCCCTTATACTTGTTTGGACGCTACGTTATTTTACTTCATTATTATTAAATTCTAGAAAGTAATAAACTTGTTGAGCGTGTTTATCCTTCCATTTATTCTCTTTTTCATCGTAAAACCATTCTAATAGATAATCTTTTGCTCTCTCTACTTGCCTAAAGTATTTCTTTAAATCATCTTTTAAATCATCTACAGGCTCATTATCTACTAGAAAATCTATCATATTTTCTTTATTCACCTTTGACCCTCCTTAATTAAAATGGTAAATCGTCCGCCTCGACAATATCTCCGAAATCATCTATAGCTTGTTGTAATAGTTGTTGTTCCTCGGCTCTCTTTTCTTCTTTTGTTTGAGGAGCAGGGGTACTCTCTTCTCCTGTTGATTCACTACTTGGTCTACTTAAGAATTGAACTCTTCTAGCATTTACGCTCATTCCTGATATTCTTTGACCTTCTTCGTTGTCATATGAATAACTATTCAAGCTTCCTTCTACTGATACTAGAGTTCCCTTCTTACAGTATTTTAATATGTTCTCGGCAGTTCTACCAAAAGCGGTACAGTTGATAAAATCCGCTCCTTCTTTTGGTCTATCAATAGCTATACTAAATCTAGCTCTTATAGATTCTCCTTCTCCTTGTGATTCAGGGTCTCTAGTTAAACGCCCTATAAGTAATGTTATATTCATTATTTTTCTCCTTCCATATATCTATTAATGATGTCATAAGCTACATCTTCATTTATATCAATATTGACGTATTCGGCTACCATCTTTCTTAAATGAACACCTCGTAAGAAATCTATATTCTCATCGTATGTTTGAATGTAACCTAATCTATATAAGTTTAATTGCGTTGTTAGATAATCTATATCTAACTCATATGTTGTTTTGATATCTCCTAATCCTGTTTTTCCTCCCTCTAGTAAAACTAAATCTAGTCTTCCACAGGCTATAGGGGTATCTTCGTGAAACAATATTATTGGTATTTCGTTTTGTAAAATATCAAAGTTATGTTTCTTTTGTAAGAATTTGAATCCCTTTAATTCTATAACGTCTTTTGATTCTCCTGTCTTACAATAATTTTCAATTATGCTATGAATCAAAGTTCCTCTTTCACTTGCACTTTTTAATACTTCAGGGTCTACATCATCGTATTTATGTCCGAAGTCAATCTTCATTATTTGTGTAATAGAAGGAACTTCAACATCATCTACAAAGTATGAATGACATTCATCATAGTATTCAACTTTATGTCCTTTTAAATTCCACGTTTCTATAACTCAACGACCTCCACTTCTTTTCCTTGTATCTTTTTAAATGCTACGTATAAATAAAATCTTATTCCTTTTCTTTTGAAGTGATTTAAAGTTACTGTTCTAACTCCATTATTCACTTCTCGATAAGATATTACATATACTCCTCTCATTTAATTCTCCTTTTTCTTTAGCTTTAATTGTTACTCTTGCACTTAATATTCCTGTTTTTGTTAACTCGGGGTTTTTACTAAACGTTCCCCAATTATGCAAATAACACTTTTCTCTATTTGTTGATTTGAATAAATTTTCTTTACTAAAATCATTTCTATCTCCATTTAAAAATAATATATAATCATCATCGCTTAATTTACAGTTATGGTATTTTTCATACATAACCCTAGATTTTCTACGCCAAACATTTGGTTGTGCGACCTTTATTAATATGCCGTCTTTTGTCATTCTCTCCGCACCTATTTTATGTTTTGCCGTACTTCTAACCATATATTCTTTATAATCTATATATCTACCTTCAATTTGATGTTTTCTTAAATAACTCTTTAAAGCGTTTTTTGATAATTCAATATTAAATTTATTTTCTAACAATGATATGAAATCTTCCTTTTTGTATTTACTAATATTATTCCTAACAAAATCTTCAAACTCTTTTGTATATTTATTCCTCATTGTTTATCACACCGTTGATTTTATTTTTAACACCATTTTTACTTTCTTCTACTCTTATGATTAAGTTACAACTTTTTATATAAGTGTTAGCCAATTGAGAAATAGCGTTACTTCTTGCTACCTCTTCGTTTAAATCATCTTTTGCTTTATCAAGTCTTTCTAAACTATTCATTAATTTTACTTGTATATCTTTAATATTATCTTTCATTTTCTCACCACCCTTATAATTATTTTATTTTTCTTCTTCAATCCTCTTTAGTTGTCTTTCTACTTTATAATCCATAATCTTTTCTATTTCCTCAGTAGGAATGTCATAGTAATCCTGAAATTGTCTTAGCATAACTCTTACATCGGCAATCTCTTCGGCTATATGTTGCCTTTGACCCTTCATAGCTTCTTCGGAATAACACATATCCCCGTAAGCCATTTCGTATTGAATGATAGCCTCGTTTAACTCAAACACCTCACTTTGAAAATACTTAAGTTGTTTTGAAACACCATAGTGTTTAATAATGTTTAATATTTTTTCTTTCATATTTACCACCATAATTGCCAATGTATTTCTTTTAATAAGTCATACATCTCATTTTTTAATTTATTTGTTTTAGTAACATCACAATCGAAATAGTCAGTTTCTAATAGAGTGTTTGTAATATCTATTAACCTGTCTAAAATTTCTAGTTGCGTATATTCTTTTTTCTTATATTCAAATTTATAAAACTCTAGGTTTACAACTTTAATAGCTTCTTCCCTATAAACTTTTAAATGCTCATTTAACCATTTAACCAATTCATAATCTAGATTCCAACATTCTTTACTTATTGTTTTTTTCGTTACGAGTCTCACTTCCATCACTTCCCACTCTAATACCATAACTATACTTTTTCTCATTAGGTATTAATTGTTTTAAAAAATTATTTTCTTCTTTCAGTCTTTCTATTTCTTTATCTTTTTCCTTAATTATTTTAACAACTTCATTTACACCGTTTTGATTTAGCATAACAACTCTATTATTCATTAAATCTTCTTCAAATGAAGGCGTTTCCACTACCCAATAACTCACAATATATTCAACCCCTCATATACTTTTACTATTTTAGGTATTTGTATTGCAAACCAATCTATCATTTCTTCATTTTCGGCCCAAGCAGGAGAGTCATAGGAATTTTCCCTTAAACCACTTTCATATAAAAATGCGTGTAATATTTCGTGTCTTAATACTTTATTTTTAAAATCTTTAAGATTTTTACAACTATTGTTTGTTTCTTTTTCTATATCACTATGTATAACTATTTCTTTAGTGTGAAAATCAGTAAAGCCCCATAAATTACTAATTCTAGTATCTTCTTCTCCACTTTTGAAAAATATTCTATAATCAGTTCCTAATACATTTGCTTTCACTCTTTATCACTTCCTTTTAGTTCTTGTAATTTATTTTTTACATATCTAAAAGCATTAAATAAACCTTTGTTGTATTCATCATTTGTTCTTGTTTTATATAATTCCAAATCAATATCTTTTTCTAATTCATTTATGATATTATTTAGTCTTTCTATTTCTTTGTCTTGTTCTTCTATTATTTCCATCTTCTCATAATAGTTTTTTAATAAATCTTCATATTCAACTTTTTCAGTTGTTTCAATATCCCCAATTATCACTCTTTATCACTTCCTTTATCTAATAGTTCTAAAAGTTCTTGTGGATTAGCGTCTTTCATAAACTTACATTCTATCTTTTGTTGCCCTGTTATCCACCATTCCATATTTGTTATACTATGATTTTCTATATATTCTCTAACTTCTTTTATGATATTATTTAGTTTACGATTTTCATTTATTAATTTACAATAAGTTCCTCTATCGTATTCTTTTAATGCATTATTTAGTCTTTCTATTTCTTTATCTTTTTCATCATAGGCAGTTATTAATTCTTCTAAACAATTTTTATCTCCAACATATAAAGCATTTAATTTTCCTATATATTCAGTTCTATTCACTCTTTATCATTTCCTTTTAGTTCTTGTAATCTTTTAAAGTATTTTAACCAACACTTTTTAAAATCGTCATTACAAGTTTTTTCGCAATAGTCATCTTCATAAAATACATCTTGTGCTTTTTCTTCATCACATCTCTCAGTATAACCAAGATTTAAAGGACACTCTTCACCGAATAAATTGAACTCTAGCATTGTATTTATAAGACCATTTAGTCTTTTAATTTCTTCGTGTTGGTCGTGAACTCTATCTTTTAACTCATCTATTAATGTAGTTCCGTCTTTCATTTTTTCTCCTTGATTCTTTTTAATTTGACTTCTTCTACTTTTCCATTAAATTGGTTTAGTATCTCTTTCATTTCTTTTAAATCTTCTAACTTGAATTTCTTATAATCTAATTCATAATATAATTTTATTAACAACTCATACATTATTCTTCTTTTTCACCTGTTCTAGCGTTTTGCATTAATAGAATAAATAAATCTTCAGGATATCCTGTTTCATCTAGAAGCTTTCTTACTGCTCCACTTAGTGTTACAAAGATAGCTAATGAATCACCGTTAAGTTCTATAGAAGTTCCTTTGCTTCCCATATTATTAATTGTGATTTTACATTCCTTCTTTGCATAATCATTAATCTCTTTTTCAACTTGTTCTATTTTTTTATTTCTTCCGAATAGCATAATATTCCTCCCTATATTTCTCGCACATTGGCGTATTGATAAATTCATATGGCGTTAACTCATAACAAAAATGGTCTATAAACATTTCTCTTATTTCTAGTGCTACGCCTGTTATGATAAGTAGGAATCCCAAAACTACTAATATAACAGTAATGACATTCCACTTATTCATAATATTTCTATTAATCCTTCCATCTCATTTTTTAATTTCTCTTCTTTTTGTCTTTGATATTTAGCTTTTTGATTTTCTTCTCTAGTTAAATATCTATCGTATTGTGTAGGTTTATATATATTAACTTTTGATGTAGGATTCTCAATTTCATTTATAAGATATTCCAATCTCATAATGTCATAGTTTGTTGTATCGAACTTCATACCCCCACCTTTTAAGTGAGGGCTAGGCTTTGGCCTATTAAGTTCTTTTTGTTCTATAGCATATTTTAAATATGTAATTAAATCTTTTTGCTCAAAAGGGTCTAATTCAATTCTAATCACTTAATACCTCCAAGATATGAAACGTTACTTCTTTTATTTTCTTTAATTCCCTTTTATAAATTGCTACGTCTACCATCATAGTTGTTATTAAATCATCTTTTTTTCTTAGCTCTTTTATATATCTAGCTTCGAGCTCTCTTTTCTCGTTTTCTAATTGTGCAACTTTTAATTTCAATTCAGTAGTAATATCTTCCATATTATCCCTCCAATCTATATGTTCCGTAGTTAGTTGCTTCACCGTATCTATTCTTGCCTTTAGTAGGCTCGGTAATGATGTTGTAATTCTTTTTTCTTAAAGTATATACGGTCGCACTTAATCTAGTGTTTCCTAACTCGATGTAGGCTTCTTGTTGAGTTATTGTTTTATGTTCTTTTAAATAAGCAAGTAATCTAGTTTCGTGAGTTTGCTTATTCACTAGCTTTTTCCTCCTTCTTCTTCATTAATTTACCTATAAGCTCTTTAGCTTTTTCAAAAGGCATTTCCTCAACTTCTTTGATTCCATTAGAATTTAATAGTTTGGTAAGATTATCCCCTGTGTAATACTTTTTGATTGTTGCTACTTGGTTAGGGGTTGCTAACTTTTCTTCCTTCTTTGTTTCTTTTTTATCATCTTCATCTTTTAAATCTTCAGGTAAGTCTTCTCCTGAGTAAATATATAATCCTAATCCAAACATAGCTAAGTTCTTAACCAAACATCTCATCAAAGTTTTATTGATATCAAACATAGTTGCTTTAGCTACAGTCTTAGTTTCTTTTGTATATATGTAACGTCTAGCCGTGTTATCCCACTCTTTCTTTTTAACTTCATAAGTGTATTCGTGATTCAACATAGCTTTGTTTGCTCCGTCCATTACAGGAAGCCACATTTCGTGTTCTTCTCCACCGATGTTTACTCTAGTGAAAACCATATATCCTAAGTCTTCATCATAAAGATATGGAACATTATTCTCACCAAATCTTTCGATATTATAAATTGCGTCGGGATATTTTTTTCTTACTTCTCCCCAAGCGTAGCTCCAAGATAAATATTTAAGCCCGTTCTTTTCTTCAACTTTGGAGTTGACATCAAGCCCATATAAAAACTCGAATAAATCTTTTTTACTGTCTTCTTTCTTTTCCATTAATCTTCCTCCTCTACAATACTTTCAATATATTTAATATCTTCTTTTGTTGGTATATAACCTTTGTTTTTTATTTCTTCTAGTTTATCTTTAATCCAACTAAACTTATCTAACAAGTCATCTATTTTTCTTTCTTTATCTTCTATTTCACTCTCTAGTGATTCTTTCATCTCGTAGTATTCGCTTGTTGAATAAACAGGCTTACTGTCATCAACGTAATCATCATATCCTGCTATATAACTAGGTAAGTCTTGTGTATCAATATTCATAAACTAACTCTCCTTCTTTTTGCGCTTTTCTCTTTTTAATCTAGTAACCTCTTCTCTTAATGCAGTATTTTCTACGATGTATTCTTCTAAAGTTTCCTCCCATTTATTCTTTTCAATTTGTCGGATTCTCTTTTGAGTATTTAATTCAGTTACTTTATTATCATACTCTTCACATTTTAATTCGTACTTTAGTGCTAACGTGTTGTACTTTTTAAATGTTTTTAAATGCTCATATATTGCTTTTTTTATAGCCATAATTACTCCTCCTCATTTCCCTTCTTCTTCTTCGCTCTCTTGCCTTGAAATTAGTTAGTTTGTCGATTTCATATAAGAACTTGATTCTAGGGTCAATCACATAGTGACATCTTTTACAAGTTCCGTACCTTCTTATTCCACTCATCTTGTTATAGTAGTTACATTCAGGACATATAACTGAGACGTCACCTGTTTTAAATACAACGACCTCCCCGTTTAATTTTTTCTCCATATTAACTCCTATTCTCGACATCTCTAATCTAGTAAGAGTAATTCAACCTAACCCTCAATATCCGAAAGTTCTTTCATTCTATCAATAAAATAATTCTTAATATCTTCGTTTGCTTCGATATTGTTATCGTTGCAATATATGATATATAAACGTAACGCTTCTATTAAATAAGCCTGTATTGTAGTTCTTGTTTCACTATCTAGCATAATTGTCCTCCATCTTCATTATTTGTCTAGGTTTATCAAAGATTGTACTTATCTTAACGTTTCTTCTCGAGCTTCTACACTTAGGTACTACCAAAGATATTTTTTTGACATCGCTATTATCAGTAGGGTTTTCATCGTGAATTAATATGATAGTGTCGGCAGTTTGCTCTAATTCTCCTGTATCTTTTAAATCTTGCATTGTAGGTAAATCCGCACCGTTTCTATTTATTTGAGCTATTAAAAATATTGTGCAGTTATAATCTTTAGTAATGTTATTTAATTCTCTAACGGCGTTACCTATTCTCTCTCTATCAGTTTCTCCTGATTTTCCTACGATATATCCGATGTAGTCTATAAACACTATTACGTGACCGTCTTTTTGTTCTCTAATAATTTTATTCTTAATAGCGTTTACTGTTTTACTACCATTAATAACTTCATATTTATAAGTGTAAATTCTACTAGCAGTCTCTCTAATTTTTGAATCCTGATAGTCCGTTTGTGGATTCCTAATATCTTTCATAGGGAATCCTCCATCTATAGCTATCATTCTCTCGTAGACTTCCTCCTCGGTCATTTCCATATTGAAATATAAACACTTGTAACTCTTTAATAAATCACAAAACAAGTTTAATGCTAAAGCACTTTTACCTTCACTAGGTCTAGCTCCAATTACATTTATTGTATTTTTCTTAAAATGTAATTTCTCATTAAAGGCTCTTAGTTTATGAAACTCTAATAAGTTTTCTTTGTTTCTTATCATTGAAAGCATTTCATCAGGTGATACTTTGTTAGCTTGTTTAATAACCATTGAGTTATTATTTATTGTATTTATGCTTTCAACTAACTCATCACTTGTAATATCTTTGTTTTCAAATTTCTTAAGTTCTTCTTTTATTAAAGAATCTCTTTTATAGTCAATAAGCATTTGTTGGTATTCATAAAATGACCCTGTAGTTACTAGTAGGTCCTGAAGTTCCGTAACATAGCTTACGAATTTTCCTTGTTCCTCGGTTGTCTTTAATGCACTTGTAAGAACGATTGTATCTAACTTACCAAATTTATCATAAGCTCTTTTAAAGTAAGTTAGTAACCATCTATGGTATTTATCATCAAAGCAACTAAGGTCTATATATAATTCATTAACTAAACTAGGCTTCATTAATATACAAGCTAATATATATTGCTCTATATCAAATTGAGTCATATACTACCTTGTTTTTATTATTAGAATTTGAACTTCCTTTTTTCTCCCAAGTAATAATTTTTTGTTTCCAATTTTTTACTTTGTTTCCTTGACTATCAATCCACTTACCTTCAGTAAAGTAATCATAAAAGAATTGATAGTCTACATTGTTATGTCTTACATTTAAACAATAATCTCTTATCTCTTCCAATGTAGGTGGTACGAATTTTTCGGCTTGCCTATATATATTATTGTTATTATTAGAATATATGTTATTATTAGTGTCCAAATTTTCCGTATCGGAAATTTTCGGACACGGTAAATTTAGGTTTATCTTGTAGATATTATTCTTAAATTTCCCATCTTCTTTTTCTTGCTTTATGTCTATGTATTGATTATCTTTAAGTTCTTTTAAATACTTACCTAAACTATCATTTGATATATTTAAGTCATCACATATTTTCTTACGGCTTGGAAAACAACCATTACCTTTTCCGCTAAAGCTACATAAATAGGCATATACACCTTTTGATTGTAAAGATATATTACTAATCATTATTGATTTAGGTATAAAACCATAACCGTTTGCAAAGATTCCTTCTAACTCTATTCTTTGCTCCAAGTCCTTCGTTCCTCCTTTCGTGACTCTAATTTATCACCGTCTATTTATTTAAGCGCGGTACTCCATCAAAACTTTATTCCGAGATATTTCTCTACGTATTCTTTTAATGCTAAGAGTCTTCTTGCATTAGGAACATAATATCCATCTTCCTTCATCTTCACCCTGCAATCTTTTATTATTCGTTTTGCTTCTTCTAATTTAATGTCAGGAAGAGTATTCATTAATTCTTGAACTCCTATATACATCTCATCTACCTCCTTGTTGACATATTGACTAAAAAATATCATCAACTTCACAATCTAAAATAAGCATTATCTTAAATAGTTCGTTGATGTAAATTCTACATACACCATTTTCCTTCTTTATGTATGTATCTTTATGAATCCCTAACAGGTCCGCCATCATTCCTTGCGTTATGTTTTTGGATTCTCTAAGATGTTTTATCTTCTCCAACTGAGGAGACATCTTACCTCTTTTGATATCCTTCCTAAGTCTCAATTTATCACTCCTCTACTTCCTTGTTGACAACTTAAATGTATAACAAATTTTATCTATTGTCAACATTAAAATTGATTTTTTTCTAATTGTATGTTAAACTTTACTTGTAATTTATAATAAGACGCAAATTTAATGAAAAATGCGTCTTATTTTTTGTAGAAAGTTGTCCTAAAATTGTCCTAAAATTTTCTACATCGTTGTAGATATTTATACTTAATTAATGCCCTGCCTTATACCTCCTGCTACAAGTTATCTACATAGAAGTAGACAAATATGCTTTAATTGATATCTATTTTCCCTTCTAACAGGCGTTACGAATAATTTAGTATAATTCTATTCATAAGAGAAAAAGAGCCTTAAATGAGCTCTTTTACACTTCTAATAACGGACCGCAATCACATCTAAATCTTACGCCGTCGGCTTCAAGAATTGCTACACCATTCTTTAAATACTTAGTTGGTAATTCAGTAGCGACAACAGTAAATACTTTATCACATTTCCAATAGCCTCCACGTTTGATTAATCCATTATAGTTTTCATTTGAGCCGTCACTATTACAAGTTGCTAAAGGTCCACAAGGAATCCAATCATCAGGTCCTACAGGATATCCGTAACTTGTTTTATAACAACCTACTGCTCCATTTGGATATTTGTCGTTTGGATAAATAACTTCATCTACTCTAAATACACCATTGAATTTTACTTTACTTCCTGCGTGTAGGATTTGGTCTACGGCTTCTCCACTTCCTCCACCGTTTAGTCTAGCTTGTACTTTATTGCAAAAAGTTTCCCAACTATATGGATTTCCTCTACGAATGTCATAAGGGCAATCTTTTCCCGTCCAATAGTTATGTTGGAATAGATGGCCGTTTACATTTGTGATTCCGTGGCGTCTTAATATATCGGCGCATAGTTCTACTGCGTTCTCAGTAGCTTGGTAAATATTACCATCGGCATTGTCGCATATTTCAATATTGATAGTTTTTCTATTACCGTCGCCGTTTCCATCTCCTGCGCACCACGCAGTTTCGTTTTCAGGAACACATCTTACTGCATAGTCTTTGTCTATTGCATAGTGCCAAGAAATATATTTAGTTTTCCAACTTCCTCTTAATAAATTAGCGTGAGCTATTGCATTAGCCCCATTACTCCAATTTGAAGTATTGTGTACTGTAATTCCTCTAAATCCCCATAGGCTTTCTCCGCAACGGCAATTATACCCTAGTGGGGCTAGTCTTTCTATTACTTGCATTTTATACCTCCTCTTTCCCTTTGAGAAGGCGCTACGTGTTTAAATTATTCTTCTTCTTTCTTTTCTTCGATGTCTTCACCTTTACCGTCGATTGCCTCAGGGTCGAATCCTACTTCAACCATTGGGGCTTCTTCTTCAGTAAGTTCTACTTTTTCTTCTACTACTGTTGCCATTATTATTCTCCTTTCTTATAGTTATAGTTTGAATATCCAATTAATGCTCCTAAGAAAGTAGCTATTAATGTTATTGTTCCTACTATGATAGTAGTATCAAAATGATAAAGTTCCCCTAAGCCTGTTATTAATGCTACTGTTGGAGCTACGGCAGTTGCTAGAATCCACTTTAATACTGTATAAAGCTTGTTTCCTAGTACGAAGCCTTTACTCTTTTTCATAACTTACCTCCTTTAATCTATTACCTTAAAATTCAATATTTTTGTATCTAAAGCGTGAACGAATCCGTCTCCACCTTTTTTGAAATATAAGTCTCGACTTTCAGTATAACTTTCTAATTGATATCTAGTTATTTCTTGTTTATCTTTGCATTTATCCCAAATTTCCAATATATCGTTTCTCAAACTACATAGCATAGCTTCTTTATATATTTTCATTTGTATTAATAATGTAGATAAGATTCCAATTGCGAAACTTAATAATACCCAATACTCTTTAATGAATTTTAGAATAGATATTATAATTCCTTCCATTTATTCTTCCTTTCTTCCCCTTATTTAATTACAATCTTTGTTTCTTATTTGTATTGAATAATATTTGCAAACCAATTTACTGATAAAGTTACTGTTGAGCCGTAATGCCAATATCTTGTAAGATTTATTCCCTAATTGTTATTAGGGGCAAGTTCGCATACCATAGCTCCATCTCCACAAAAAGCTCCTCCGTAAAAGAAAGTTTTATCATCGGCAGTTAAATCGGCAGGTTTTATTGAAACTTGATAAGCTCCCCACGAAGAGCCTGTCATTTGTCTTCTATCAGTTCCTCTTTTGTGCCATTTTATACAAATATCATCTTCTACCCTTAACCAACCGTCCGAAGTTGTCGTAACAGTTGTTTCAGGTAATAATTCAGGATTTATCTTCATATAGATTATATTTAGTATGATGTTATGTCTATCCTTTTAATTTTACCCCCAAAATACTGACTACTCCTGCTGTACCATTGTGTTCATTCATTCTTGATATAAACTCTAATTTTTTGGTTGAGTCCCCATAATATTTTGCTACAATAATAAGTCTATAAGAACCAGGAAGATATAATTGCGTTGATATTATAGAACACCCATTTGCAAGTGGTTTCATAATGCACCATTCCCCTGTATGCGTACTTGGGTTTGCACATATATTAAGCAATAAGAAATCAAAATTTGTTGCTTCTTCAGGTAATGTAATGGAAACACTACTATTTGTATTTGCCAATATTTTTGTTTGTGTTAATAATTCTGTTGTTGTTACTCCACTAATTAAGTTTGGGTTTATTTTCATAACATCACCTCGTTAGAGGCTACTAAATATTTATAGCCTCCTCTCGAGTTTGAGAAGAAGAAACTAGATAGCAGTTCCCTCCTCTCAATTTGTTGAAATGGTATATATATATATTGTAGTAATTTTTTCATTTAATTACCTCCTTAATCATCTACGAATAATGGAATCCAATTTGTTCCATCGTAGACCTTAATATCTTTATTAATTTGGATTCTTCCACCTTCACTTTCATCATAAGGAAGACCTAAAGCAATACAGTTACCAAACACCGCTTTAGCAGGAGACCCACTTCCTAAAGTTATTATTTCATTATAGTAATAATTTTCTCCTTTAATGTTGCCTATCTTGTCGGCGAACTGTAACATTACTTCATATGAGTTGTTTTGGTTGAATCCTCCTGTTACATCTCCAACTATAGCAGTTGAATTTAACGTAATGTTGTTTCCTGATACGCTAGGACTTAAAGTTGTAGTTCCTGTAGTCCAAGTGCTCGTTCCTGATTTTCTATACTTATATCTTTTTATTTGCAAAGCATTAGTTACAGTTCCTACAGTTCCCGTATATGTTCCTGTGAAAGCGATTCTTGTAGACACCGAAACATTATTATCTCTTTGCAAATTTGTGCTAGTTTTCTTTATTGGAGTATAACTAACTACGTTAAAATTACTTGTACTATTCTTTACTATTTTTGTAGACAACTCTCTACTATCTATTGCCGATACTTCTAAAGTGTCTCCGTCTACATCAGGAATTATCATAGTTACTGTTGCACTAGCCGAATAATTGGCGGTTACGCTTTTCGTTCCACATTTAGCTTCATATCTATTTATAGTTGCACTATTTTTAGCTACCGCTTTATTTCCACTTGTTATAGTTACCTTTATACTACTATATCCTTTTACAACTTTAACGTTATTGCTTGCACTTCCTACTACCGTTCCTAATCCGCCTTCGGATTGAGAAGCTTCGTTAAATTCTATAGTTGTAAACGTAGGAGAATTTGTGTTCTTATCTACGTGTACTATAAATCCTACTGACTGAGGACTACCTATTTGAGTATTACCATTATAAGTAGTTACTGTTACCGTACCTGAGCCACTTTCCGACTTAGTCATTTTTGCATAGAAGCTAGTTGGTATAGTCCAATTAACATTATCGACTACTCCTTTTGCCGTTCCTATTGTTCCTGTTGCGGGAGTTCCTGTACCATCAGGGTCAAACGAATAAGTTACTGTATGAGTAAACGAAGATGATTTCCTATTCATATGTATCATTACTGTATCACCTATGTTACCAATATCAGTAGTTGTCGTTGGATAAGTAATGATTGACGGTTTTGAAGCTCTAGGAATAACAGGTAAAGTAAAGCTACCACTTAAACTTGCGCTTCCAATATCCCACGGAGTAGATACGCTAGCACTATAACTAGCCGTACCTGTACCGTCGGCATTATGATAATGGTCTATATCTCTATATCCAACTTGGAAGCTTGTATTTCTACCAATACTTGTAAAGCCACCTACCCAAGTTCCTCCAATATATCCATTACTATAAGCACCACTACCACTATATCCATCTTGTGAGCCTGCATTCAAATAATACCTTACTGTGTGTTTATTGTTTGCAACATCGGTACTAAGAATATCGTAGGATAACGATATATAAAAGTGTGTACCATTTGTTCCGTTAAAGTTTGCACTTTTTAACCAAGTTGCCATTAACTAGACACCCCCGTTTCCCAAATTTGACTTCCTACTTTTATAAACATTGAGCCGTTTATATTACTTGTTGAAGAACTTACTAATTCCACGAAAGACCCTCCTTTATCAGTAGCCTCCATTACTACATCACCACTACTGTTAGAAAATACCCTGAATCCTCCTGCGTCCATTCTTGTTGTTGTGTTTTGAGATGACGAAGATACTTCTATACCTTTTCCAATTTTAACAGTATCGGTAGTAGTTTCGTTTTGATTTTGTTCCCAAGATTTAACTTTACTTCCTGCATTTAACATTAAATCATAAACATATCCAATATTATCGGCATTACCTTTAATACTTAATGATATTGTTCCTGTTGTTACATTTATTTGTTGAACATATCCATTACCGCTCTCGTTGCTTTCGGAGAATTGTGTAGTTACCCCTGCTACTGTTAAATCCATTCTCCCTGTGGCTATATTAGTATTCTTTCTATACTTTAAAGATAATGTATATAGTCCGTTTTTAACATTTATCGTTTGTGAAATTGTGTTGTTATTTACCACAATAGCACTTTGACCGACTGATGTACTAAAGTTTGTGCTTTCTACATTTCCTTCCCAAGAGCCATCATTTAATACGCCCATTGAATCTCTAACTAAGTTAGTTCCTCCACTAGAAGTTACTGTATTTGTTAGTCCATCTATTGTTTCTTGTAACCCGCTAACTGTTGTAACTGTTGTTGATAAAGTTTCTTGTAACTCATTTATTTCTTCTCTATTGTATTGAGATGTATCAATCCAAGTATAATCTCCAAATATAGAAGAATCTTCAATGTTATTGTCAACCAACGTTCCTTGATATTTAGATGGTTTTTTACCAATTGGATAGTGAGTAACAATTACTGTAGGGTCTTCCTTATCATATTCAGTATATTCAGGAGCAAATGATAATCCATCTTCCGAAAACATTGTATGAGTATATATAGGGTCTTTGTCTTCTATAGCAGGAGTCCAATCGGTAGCTTTGTTACCACTTTCAAACTTTAATTTTCTAATGTAATAAGTTCCAACCAATCCACCCCAACCAAGATGGAATGCTATGTTATTTGTGTCCTTCCAAGTTCCTGTATAGTAAACTCTAGACCATTCCGAAGATACCGAGCCTGCCAATCTATAATATCCCATTCCATTTTTAAAATATATTTGTGGTGGGGTTGTTGTTGAGGCGTCTTCACTTTTTATTTCTAACGAGAAAGTAAATGTATCTCCTTCGCTAAAATTGTCTTCTATTATATTTTCGTGAGACCAAGAGTTCCAATTACCGTTACCCGAAGCAACTACTATTTTCCATAAACCCTCTTCGACACTAGGAGTTATACCACTAGCACCTGCACCTCCTGATGTAAATGTATTGGCTTTTAGAAAATAATTTCTACCACCTACATTTATTCCGTTTACTGCTTCCCATTCACTTGAACACAAAGGCGTTGTATAAACTGTACTTGATGGATTTGTATAAACAATCTTGCTACGAGTCCATATATATTTTCCACTAACCCAAGTAGGAGGGGTTGTTACCCAAGAGCCTCCTGTTTGAGATGTTTTACTTGTTGATAAATAGAACTCTTCAGTTATTGAAGATACACTCTTACCATCACTACCTTTAGGGCCTTGTTGACCGTCTTCTCCATCTCTAGCACAATAACTTACTGAATAAGCAGTTGTATCAGTATTATTTGAATACTTAACATAAGTTTTAGTCCACAAGTATTTTCCTTCTTCTTGCTCAGGAACAGTTGTGCTCCAAGTTCCTGTAGGAGCAGTTTGACCTGATGTTCCAATTTGATAAGTTACTGATTTAGAACTTATCGTTATACTTGTACCATCGTTTCCTTTTGGACCTTGACTTCCTGTTTCTCCCATCATACCGACTGAATAAGATGTAGTTGGATTTCCTGTTGTATAGTTAGTTACGGTACGAGTCCATAGATATTCTCCTGCACCTACTGAAGGGATTGTAGCTTGCCAAGTTCCTGTAGGAGTTACTGTACCACTTGTTGATTTTTGATAAGTAACTGTAGCCGAAGATATACCTCTACCATCGCTTCCATTTGTTCCATCAGTTCCGTCCTTAGCTATATAAGAAACTGAATATGATGTTACTTCGTTATTATCACTATACTTAACATAAGTCTTAGTCCATAAATACTTTTGAGCGACCAACGTAGGAACTGTATTAGACCACGTACCTGTAGGAGCGGTTGTTCCACTATTTCCTATTTGATATTGTACTGTTTTTGTAGTTATTGTTACTGATGTTCCCGCAGGCCCTTGTGGACCTTCTTGACCGTTCTCACCATCTTTAGCATTATAAGCTACTGAGTAAGAAGTAGTCTCGGTATTATCACTATATTTTACGTATGTCTTGGTCCATAAATATTTTCCTTTTTCAACTGTAGGTACTGTTGAAGACCAAGTTCCTGATGGAGGAGTTGTACCATTGTCACCTTGTTTATAAGTTACTGCTCTAGTTACAATTGATATTGAAGTTCCATCAGTACCATCTTGACCCGCAGGTCCTTGACTTCCTGTATCACCATAAACACCTATCAAAGCAACCGTTACTTTTGGATTTCCTGATGTATAAGTTATTGTTTCTTTTTGCCATAAATATTTATTTGTAGTGCTTAACTCAGGAATTGTAGTTGATGTTACTGAAGAAGCGCTAGGAGTTGTTTGTGTAGTAGTTGTTGCATAACGATAGTCAATAGATGATATTCCTCTACCTGAGCCTCCTTGTTCTCCTTGTTCTCCTTGAATTGATAGAACTACTGTTATTTTCTTTGTTGATGTATATGTTGTTCCTTCACTTATATAACTGAATCCAATTGTATAAGTATAGTCGTTATTCATTATTGCAGTAGATGAATTAACCGCAAATTTTATTTGTGAAGATGTACTACTAGTTGTTACTCCTGTTTCAGTTCCTGAAATTTGAACTGTTGGAGTTACTGTAGCATTTTTAAATTTAGCCGTATAATCAACGCTATATGTAGCGGTTGAATAAGGCTTTTTGTTATTGTAAACAGGTATTACTACAGTTTCTTGTAGCATAGAAACATTAAAGTATTCTATCGAATCCTCTAAGTCTTCTACTTTTGTTTCAGTTTGAGATACTGTAATACTTACACTATCTAAATCTTGCTCAATTTTAGTTGTCTTTGAATCTAACTCCGATACATCTTCAACTACACTTGTTATTCTTTGATTAGCTTTATCAACCATTATTTCAGTATGCTTAAGTCTATTTGATACACTTTCGGTTGATTTTACAATTTCCTCTTGCTTAGTAAGTGCAGGAGATTTAATTACACTTTTGAAAGTTCCATCATATGTAAAAGTATGTTGTAAAATAAATGTATCGTAAGCATTGCCTTCGTTAGTATTAACTCTAATTTTATTACCAACTTCTAAGAATGGTTTTCCATAATATGTAGTTAACGATAAATCGTAATATTCAAAGTTATGTAATTTTTTATAAATTCCTTGAATAGCCTGTTCTCTTAAAGCTTGTGTATATAAGAAATATTGAGAATCAATAAGCACCTTTGTTTCACCATTTTTAGATATGCTTTCATCATCTTGTAAATATACATTTTCCCCTGATATGTTTTCACTACCCAATAAAACGCAATTTACAGGCCCGTATTTAGTAAGGCTTCCCTCCAATGAAGAATAATCGCTAGTTTCAAACTCATAATTTGGAACGTCGCTCTTATATTTTACTTTTAAATAAGGCGTTGTTTCTCCAATCAAGCTAATGTTGTTTAGCCCTTTTTGTAATTCAACACTATCAAGTTCTTCAATTAATTTTGCGTCCGTTATCTTAGTATATGTTGGTGTTGCTAGTACATAATATACTATTGTGTTATTGTTAGATAGCCATGTCTTAAAGTCTGCTACTGTATTATAATCATTATCTTTTAACCAAAAGTCATTATAAGAATTCCAACCACAATAATAATTATTTGTCCATGTACTAGAACTTTTTTCTATACTAAATTTATCACTAAATCCGTTATATACAGTTTTGTTTCTTTGGCTAAATGTTGTTGCACTTGCATATATCAAAAAACCATTACCACTACTTAATTGCCAGTTCTCACTACCATTTAAAACAACCTTACCTATTTCCTTTTTTAAGTACCATCCTGTTCCATATGGTTCGTATTCAGTTGCAGTTGTGCCTAAATTAATCATAGGGTTAGTTATTTCACTTAAAGTTATTGTGTTTGTGTTATTGTTTTTTATTAGTATTCTTACATATTTTGTATTTGCAGGTGTTGTAAATGGTGTTGTTTGTGGTTTCCACCCATTATCATAACTTATAAATGTTTGACTTGAATTGTAATAGTAAGGTACATAATAAATGTTTGAATTTGTAGAACTAAAACTATATGTAGTATTTTCTTTTAATGACATATATCCTGTTCTTGCTCTAGTTGTTGTATTATTATCATCTTGTCCTGTTTGTGTGATAGAACCTAATATAAATGTATCATCAAATAAATTCTTCCCTGTACTCTTATCTATCTTATCTTGGTATGTTCCTATTTTACATAGTTCTATTGGTGTTGTTCCATATGGTGTATAGGTGTTGGCTTTACTTCCTAGCTCTAATTGAACATGTGATATGTTTATTTCCCCACCATTTAATCTATTTGTAACATATAATGATATCAAGCTTGTATTTGTAATTGTTTTAATTATTTTCCCACTACTATCAGTTGTACTAACAATACTAGCATAATTATTATCTTGCTTTAATATTACTAATGCACCTGATGATGAAAATGTTGGAGAATTAGTTCCATAGTCAAAACTTAATGTATATGTTTTAGTTGGCTCTAATGCAAAATTACTAAGAAAATACTGGTCTGAACCTGTTGCACTAAAAGTTCTATCATTTACATTTAATAAGTTCTCTACTCCTAAACTAATAGGATAACTTGCACCTTTATATTCTTCATAGGTTGTTGCTTGGTTTCCTTTTTCTAGCATAATTTTCATTGAGTTAAGTCTATCTATATTTGTTGTTTCACTTGACCTTATCATAAGATATTTAGAATTTGCTTGTACTTGTGTTGTTATATGTACTACTGATTTAGAACTTGCACCTAAAACATAACCACAAAAGTACCCATTATCTAAACTTCCTATTGTGTTTGTAAAACCTAGTGCTACTCCTTTATTTGCAACAGGATAGTCATTTACACAACTTACAACATAACTTCCTTCTGTTTTCATAGGGTTTTCAATATAGCAGTCCCAACCTTGTATAGTATAATTTGCTAGATTAAATAAATTCTTCCCACATACTACTATACTATTATCTCCACTTACAACGTGTATATCTTGTGGTGTTTCAGGTGTTGGTGTTCCTTCTTGACTTGTATTTCCTAATAACTCAATGCTTTCACTTTTATATACGTTATTAATCGTTGCACTTTCATTAATTGTAGTTGTTTCTTCGTCACAATAATCATCAAACCATTTTAAATTAATAACGTGATAAACTTCTTCTTGATTATTTACTGTTCTCGTTCTTTTTTCTACTTTGCTAAAAGTGCAAGATACTTTTTCTATTTCGCTCAATACTGTTCTATATGTCTCGTTATTAATAAATGGATTTGCGGAAATCACTATTGAGCTATTTGTGAATGTAGTCGTTTCAGTTTCTAAGCCTAACTCGTTGACTAAATCTAGCCAATATTCTCCAACCGTGTGAGCCCCTTCACTTAATCCACATTCATACTTTGTATCTAAAATGTTTAAAGAATCATATCCTGTAATGTCAGTAAAGTTCTTAGTTTGCTCATCATTTAAAGATTCAATAGCAAACTCATCAAAGTCTATATATTCGGTAGAGTTATCATTATAAATAACTCCAACGCTAGGGGTTGCTCTTTTTGCAACAAACTCGACATCTTTATCAACGTTTATTAACGAGAATTTTAAACTCTTTATACAAGTGTTTCCAACAATAGTTCCGTTGTTATAAATACTATCGTCTATTTCTAAATTTGTTAAATTATTACTTTGATTATATTCAACTCCATCTATTGTGATTTTACCTAGTCTATCTTCATATGCAGGAGTCTTACATTCATTTATAAAATTATTACTTGCCATAAATTACCTCCTACAATTGAATTAAGGCAATTGTATTTGGCTCAAACATTATGTCATTATTTGACTTAGCCCATCTAAGTTGAGTTGTTCTATCTCCTCTATACATTGTCTTTGTTATGTTTGTTCCTGTGTAAGGATTAAAGAATGTAACTTGCATAGTAGGAGCTTGGCTTATTTGTGTATAAAATGTTCTTAGTTGAGTTTCACTCATATATGTAGTTGTAATATCTAATCTATATTTTTGACTAATTACGTTTAATATCATAGTACCATCGGCAGTAGTTGTATCACGTCCACTATCTCTAGAAACGTCATACCAACCCACTTGATAAGTAGCTACGTTTTGAAGTGTTACTCCATTTACTTTTATTAAGTCCATAATTGCCTCCTCTCTTTTCCCCTAGAGGAAGGCGCTACGTTTTGTTTTATACTTCTATAGGGCATTGCCCTGTTTGACGAGTTCTTCTATTTATTCTATCAATGATTACTCCTTCGTCAGTATGAGCATAGAACTCAATTCCATTTCCTAGATTACTATTTGAAATAGCTTTAGTTACGGCTTCATACATAACACTAGCAAGTTGAGATTGATTCAATACTTCAGTTCTACCATTTATATGCCCTACAACTTCAGGTCCGTTTTCTCCTGCTCCAAATAGTGTTCCTTTTGTTGGAATACCTCCTGAAGCATACCAATTGATATGTAATTTAGGTAAACTTGTAGGTAAATTTAAAGCCTCTAATACTTTTCTAACCGCTCCACTAGCACTAGCTCCGTCCATTCTCCAATCGAAGTGTGGTTTAGGAATTGTAATGCTTTTTAAAGAACTCCAAATACTATCCCATTTTTGTTTAACCCAAGTTTTTGCGTTATCAAAAGTATTTCCTAAATCAACCCAAAATTTATTCCATTTGTATTTTAAACTGTCTTTTGAGTTAGGGTCGGTAACATACTTAGATACCCAATTTGAAAGACCTTTGCATAACTCTTCCCATTTTTTGCTAATCTTTTCAGTAAATAAATCCCATTTACTCTTAACTTCTCCTGTGTCTTTGTCTATGTAATCGGCAATATCTTCGTTTTGCTTAGCAAACTCATCATAAACACCTTGATGTTGTTCTTCGGCTTGTTTAATTGTATCATCACGAGTTTTCTTTGCATTTTCTATCATCTTGTTATATTCTTCTTCGTTTATGATTCCTGCGTCTCTTAATTTTTGAGCTTCGGCTATTTGTTTAGTATATTGTTCTTTTGCGTTCTTAATAGTCTCGTCTCTAGCTTTTGCACTATTTGCAATTATTTCGCTAGCTTGCTCTAATGTTATACTTCCTGCTTCTATTCTCATTTGTTCTCGTAAAGCTTTTTGCTCTTGTTGAGATTGAGTTAAAGTATTTATTGAAGAGTCTTTCATTTGTAACTCTAAAGCACTTATTTCGTCATATTCTTCTTGTGTGATTTGTCTATGTTGGTCTTTTGCCGTTCTATAGATTTCATTTATTCTTGCGGATTTTTCTTCAATACTCTTATTTGCTCCGTCGTAGAATTCATCAATTTTTTTCATTATGTCGGCGTAGCCATCAGTATTTTTTAATCCGTCGAAAGCACTTTTTGAGGCAGTTCTCATTTCCTCGGTTTTCTTTTTAAATTCTTCTTTTATTGAATCTAACCTTGAATAAATCTCTTGATAATCTTCGTCAGTAATAATAGCTTGTTTCCATTTCTTTTCATTAACAAATTTTTCAAGCTTATCAAAGTCGTCCATAATGAATCTAAGACGTTTTTTTGTTTCTTTGCTAATTCCTTCAACATCTAACAAATCTCTATTAGAAGATGTTTCGTGAGCTTTGCCCCAAAGACCGTCCATAAACTTATCGAAATGTTGACCCATTTCTTTAAGATATTTTTCTAAATCTTTAACTTGCTTTTTAGCTCCATCAACCAAGTCCTTCCAAGCTTGTTTAAAGTCTCCTCTTAAAATATCTTTTATAACTTTAATTTTTGTTGTTAAACCATCTATAGCACTTTGAAGGCCGTATTTAATTAAACTAACCGCACTTTCTAATCCTGCAACAAATTGTAATTTCCATACCCTCCAAGCTTCACCTAAAGCTTGTTTGAAAGCGTCTAGTATAGGTAAAATTGGTTTAAATGCGTCAACGATTTCTTTTCCTAAATCATTAACACTTTTCCTGAAATCTTCATCAGTTTTATAAGCATAAACAAATACCGCTCCAATTGCTACAACCAACGCAACTATTACGGCTATCCAACCTGCTAGTGCTCCTACGGACATTCCTAAGCTAGTAGCTAATCCTTCGAAAGAACTTGCTATAGCTCCTAGTTTTGGTGATATTCCTGCCAATGCAGTAGGTAAACTTACTATTCCATCTTTATATGCCTTTATAGCACTTTTTGCGTTTTTTAAACTTCCGCCTAAGCCCTTCATACTTCCTACAAATAAAGTTCCGCCATCGGCTAACCCTTTGAATATTTTAGGTAATCCTGTTAATTTAAGAATCCAACTAGCAAATTGCCATATTTTATAAAGTGTAGTTGCAACGCCTAATCCAACAAATATCTTAGCAGGAACATTTAATTCACTAAACCACTCTTTTAAATTCTTAATAGTAGTTCCTAACCCTTCATATTTCCAACTAATTTCTCCCGTTTCAGGATTTATCATTTTAGTGAATCCTAACCATTTCATAATAGAATCTCTTATTTCGTTGGCTTTCATACGGACTTTTTCCATTCCGTTTTCATAACCTTTTAGAGCGTCTAATAATCTTTGGTCTATTCCACCTATAGCGCTTCCACCTGCGCCACCGCCACCGCCTGAGCTTCCACTTGATGGAGTTGGAGTTGTAAGATTGTTTATTTGGTCGAATCCTAGAGTTTGTCTTTTCAATTCTTTTACTGCCTTAGAAGCTTTACCTGCACTATCTCCTACTCCGCCAATTCCTTCTTCTACACCTTCCCAAGCTTCCTCGGAACTAGCAACGCCTGAGTTGAAGTCTTGTATCTTAATTCCAAAGAAACTAGCTATAGCTTTAGCAACACTTTTTATAACCATAACAAGGGCATTAGCATAAGGGATTACTTTAGCAAAAGCTCCAATTAATAGATTACCTACCGCGATTGAGGCTTCTACAGTTTGTTGTTTTAGTATTTTTAATTGGTTAGCAGGTGATTCAATAGTATTTGCAAAGTCTCCGTGTGTAACACTAGCTTGCTTTAAAACGCTTATATAACGAAGTATTTGTTTTTCGGCTTGTGACAATTCACTAATGCTTTTATCAATACCTAAATCATCTAATACAGGTTGCATTGATACCTGAGTTACATCTATACCAAATCGTCTTAACGGTTTAGTTTGTCCTGCGTAAACTCCTGCACGAATAGCTTGGCCTACGTCGGACTCGCTAGCATTATATAATGAAGCTATATCATATGTAAGTTTAGTCAAATTAGTAGACATTATTTCCGCTTTATCGGTAACAATACCCATATTTTCTCCCATAGATTGGAATAGGGCTTGATATTTACGAGTCTCTAATAAATTTGTTCCAAAAGCTTCATTTAGTTGTTGTTGGAATTTCTCGGCTCTTAATCCTACCTCACTAAACTCAGTTTTCATATCGTCCATATTGTTTTTAAAAACAACATTGAATAAGTTTAACTGTTCGGAATAGTCTATTGCAGGGTCTACTAAATTCATAAACATTTGAGTAGCATTTTTGACTCCATTAACAACGTTTCTAAATATGTCGGCAGTTGTATTAAAGTTCTCCATTTTCTTAAAAGCCGAATTAGCACTTTTTCCAAAGTTATTCATTTCGTTAGAAGCTTCTTTCATTCCTTTTGAAGCATTTTTTCCAAGCTTTGTAGAGGCACTTTCCAATTTAGCCAATTGTGTAGTGGTTTTTCCTAATTGTGAAGTTAACCCTTCTAAAGCTTGCTTAACCTCAGTAAAAGCCGAAGCGGTAATCTCTAATTGGACTATACTGTTCTCTTCCATAGTTATTCCTCCTTTCTTTTATTTTTTTCTTTTTCTTTGAATAAAGCTTGGACTTCCGCAACTCTATTTTGAATACTTATTACTTCATTTTCCATAGAATCTTCCTTCATACTATTTCCATATGGCTTTTTAGGATATTCTATTTTAATTTTTGAAAAAGCATTATTGAGCGCCACCGATACTGCGTCGTGAACATATGCCCCGTTAAGCCAAGCTATATGATTTGCAATTTCTCCCTCTTCGAGTTTTTGATTATAATAAGAAAAACGGTACGCCCAAAACAAGTCAGGGTCATCTTCCCAAAACTCCTTAATAGGCATACCGTATTGTATTACATTGGGAAGTAAATCTAAAAAATAATCCGTAAGGTTTTTGTATTTTACCTCCTCATTTTTTTCTACGCTTCCGTTATCTTCGCTTTCTTCTTTGGCTTTGATTTCGTATCGGTTAGGGCAAGAATAAAATTTTTGTATTCCTCCGCCAAGAAATCTATTATTTCTTGAAGGTCTCCGCCCTCACTCTCATACTTGTCTAAAAGCATAGACCCTTCATTGATAGTCATTGTAGGGTAATTTTTAATAAAACCACTAGTCCATAACAAATCAATGTAAGTAAGTGGCTTCTTTTCGAACTCCTCCGCTACAAAGCCGTTCGCTTCAAGCCATTTAATGGAATTTCTATTTAGCTCAATAACATATGTTTTTTCACTAATTTCAATTTCACATTTTCTCATTTGTTTTTCCCTCCTTTATTTTATTAGGCAGTTATTAAAGCAGTAACTTCTTCGGCAGTCTTATCTTCAGGTGGAGAAGATGGTACTGTATGAAGAGTACATTCAATAACGCCACCAACTGAAACTTCGTTTCTCCAAGTTTGACATTGTCCGTTATATAGGACACCTGTTCCATCAGGATATTTGATAAGAATTTTCTTTTCAGTTCCATCACATACTGCTTTAACTGCACTTAGATTTTCGGCAGTATAGTTGTATGTATAATCCATATCTCCTGTATCAGGTCTATCAGGAATATAAACTTTAGTAGCGTCACTATGAGTTGTAACCTCTAAAGTTCCACCTGCTTGTCCTGTAGCAGGAGTAGATTTGATTTCTACTAATTTAGCACTTGGGAATTTAGCAGTAGCAACATCAACGACTCTTAGTTCAATTCCTACATCATTATAAGCTTTAGCCATTTATTATCTCTCCTCTCATTTTAGCTAGGGTAAGTGACTAATTTGTCATTACCGTATTTTGTATCTAATACTCCACTAATTCTTACATTGTTTCTATAAACTTCTCCGTCCATATTAACTGTGTCATAATTAACTCGTATAGATACTGTGTAATATTCTTCAAAGAAATCTACTATATGCTTTGTAATTTCGTTGCCAACGATTCTTTTAGAAACTTTAGCTCCTTCACTTACTATATCTTTAGCATATACATCAATTTCTAGTCGGAAATCATAAGTTTTTTCTCCATAAGTTAACGTAGTGTAATCTCTTGAAGTCCTATACAAAAGCATAGTTACTATAGGGAACACTTTTGACTCACCTGTATATCTTTTTACTAAAATAGGAGAATAATTAGAATGTTGTTCCAAATATTCTTTTAAATCAGGATATAACTCGTTCTCTAAAATTTCTTGTGTTAACATTATTTATCTCCTCCTATATTTTTAGATAGCTCAATTCCAACTATCCTTCCAACATCTTTTTTAGTATCAATATAAGCGTCGTAAAACATATGCCTACTAGGTAAACCGTGAGTGAATCCAAATGTTCCATCGTCTTTTGGATAAACCCAACCGCTTTCTCCTTTTCCGCTTGCGTTTACTTGATAGCCAAATTTATTCGCCCATTCATCTTGCGTTCCTCTTATACCTGTACCAAATTCATTATAAATAATTACAGGGTCGCTAGAATAAACAACTCCTCTTTTTGTAGCAGGGTCATAATCTTCTTTTTGAATGGAACTAAGATGGTTAACTATATGATTGTAAGAAGCATTGTCTATAACTCTTTTATAAGCTATTTCCGTTGTCTTCTTTAATCCATCATCAACGCTCTTCTCGAAGTTCTTTTCTATTTTCCTTAGTTGAGCCTCTAGTCTCGCCATTCCTTTTTTCGTCATCGAGAACGTCAGTTTCTTTTTTATCTTCAACCTTTTTCTCCTCCACTAAGTGCATACCTGCTTTTATATAAGCGTTCTTAGTTTCTTCATCGTAAACTATAATTCCATTAGTGAACTTATACATAGAAACACCTACTTTCCTATAATTTTATCCATATAAATAACTATTACGTTGTTGCCTACCCTAGGGCTTCTTAATCGGTAATTAGCATTAATGCCGTGTACCTGTTCTCCCTCAGGAGTAGCTCCATCTAAATAAGCAACATCAAATTCTTTAAAACTACCTAGATATGATATTGGTATTACCATTTTTTCAACCTTTTCTACATTCTCTCCAAATTCCTGAATATCCGCTTCGCTTGTTACGGGTTGATAATTAAATTCGTAAGCAACGGGCTCGCCATAGACTGTAACCTCATTACCTTCATCATCAACATCAACTCGTAACTTTGAAGCTATATATAAAGGCTTTTTCCAAGTGTCAGGAGATATCTTCCTAATTGGAATCATTGTCAATTGGAGCTCCTGCCTTTGGTACTAATTCTCTATAAAGAACGGGAGAAATTAAATTTTGAAAATATGTAACACTCAATCCGTTTTCGGTATATGACTGTAATCCGTTTTTACCTATAGCCTCATAAAGTTCTATAGCACATCTTACTTGCCAATTCCTTAAACGAAAATTTGTCTCATCAATATCGGTAATAGTTTTGTCAAAAGGATAAAGTGTATTTAATGCTATAGCTTTCGCGTTGTTTAGCATTACATTGAAAACGCTATCTTTTGAATCGTCGTTTTCATCGTTAAGAATCACTATTCTCATTTGAGTTAGTTGTTCTTCTTGTGTCATTTACTTCACCTTCCTTTTGATTGTTTTTATTAATCTTCAGTTACAGTAACAACTTTTTGTCCTACAGGTGGAGTGAATGTAGTTGCTAATCCTGTAATCTTACCGTGATACCATTCAGGTCCGTGGTCTAAACCAATTTGACCGAAGATTTGGTATTTAGTTCCTGCTCCTGTCTTAGCTAATTCTTCTAAGAAGAAGTTTCCTTTGTTTGGAGTAGGTTGTTCTACAGGTCCTACAACACTAGGGTTGAATACTAAAGCAGTTCCGTCAGGTAAGAAAGCTCCTAAAGCAATTCTAACTGTAGCACCGATTGGTAAAATAGCTTCACTTATTTGAATACCGAACTCGCTATCGTGAGCTACACCGATAGGCATACCCATTTCAATAGCATTTCCGTTTAATTGTAATAAGTTGTTTGCATTTACTAATACTATTAAGTTAGAAATGTCTCCTCCTGCATTTTTGATTTTAGTTACTAAATCATTTAAAACCCAAAGTGTAAGTGGTTTATTTGCTCCTGCTACTGTATTAGTAGTAATAGCTTCTAACATACCACGAGTTTTATTGATTGTAGCGTCAGTAGTAGCTTTGTTGTATTCTCCTTGAATGAATGTTTTTTCAATAGAACGTTTTACTTTTTCCATCTTACGAGCAACTTGGAAATCTAACTCGTCTTGTGGATTTGCAACTTGTCCTGCGATGTTAGCACCGCTTAAAGTTGCCATATTAGATTGTTTTGCATATGAAATAGCAACACTTTCCATAAAGATTTGAGTTACATTTGTCATTTGTGTTCTTGTAACAAATGTAGCACTTGGAGCAGTTAGTGAAGCAGTTTCACTAATTGCAGGAATATCTCCTTCTTCTCCTGTATAATATTGTCCGCATACGAACTCAACGGAATTTGTATATTTAACATTTCCACTAATTAAATTTAAGAATGGAGTTGATACGTCCGCTTTGTTGTATAAAAGACCTGAATAATTTAATACACTAAATGATTGTACTGTTTCTTGTCCTGTCATTTTTCTTTTCCTCCTTCATTTTTTATTCCCTTATAATCGTGCTACTTCCCTTTGAACATACTACTAATTAATGTTAGAAGATGTTTTTGCTCTTTCTTCTTGAATTTGTCTCATTAATCGAGCTTGTGCAACTTGGTCTTTACTCTTAATTGCTTCTCCGTATTCTTTTACTAATTTATCCATAGTAGCAGTTGAAGCACTACTTCCACCAACTACAGGTTTTGGAGTATCATTTAGTAAATCGGCTTGTGTAGCCTTCTTCACTTTTTCGGCATTAGCATTTAATAATTTTACAACCGAATTAGCATAAGCCAAAGCTCTTGTTTCATCGCTTAAGTCCATTTGGTCTAAGTCTTCTTTATAATCGTTTTCTTCTAATCCCGCTTGTGAGAAAATCTTTTCTACTTTAGCACGATTAGATTCGATTCTAAGATTTTTGATTTCGTTTTCTAATCCAACTACTCTCTCATCTTCCTTTGGCTCTTCTTTTGGTGGCTCTTGTGTAATCTTTGCGCTTAGATTAGCAAGCTCCTCCTCCGCTTTCTTTCTTTTTGCACTTTCTTCGTTAAACTTGTCTTTAGGAATAACTAATGTAGCCATAGCTTTTGCCATAGCGTCAACTCTAGCTTCGTTAGTTGTTAAAGATTCGTCGTTTAACACTTTTAGCATTTCTTCTTTCATTAAATTTCTCCCCGTTCCTTATAGTGATTTATAGTTTCACTCAACTTAAAATTGGAACGTCGTATCTTTATGCTCGATACGATGAGCATATTTTCTAGTGCTACTTGTAAGCACCGTAAAAGAGATGAAGTTTTAGGTAATGCCAACAACCAACAACAATAATAATTTATTTATAAAAGGATTTACTATTCGGATTAATTACAACTAAAACATATATCAATAATAAAGGGGTGAAACCTAATATCATCTCTCTTACGCCACCTACAAGGAGGCGTTATTTTAATTACCGTTATAAATTCCTGTAATTCTCTTAGAACTATCATTCATATCGGTATAGTCATCTTTTTTACTATCGTTTGGCGTATCAGGTATATTAGCAACTGTAGCGGATTGAAGTTTTCTAATAAATGAATTAATCCAACCTTCTTCCCCACCATAGAAGTCCATAGATTTTGTATAGACATCGTTACTATCACTAAATAATCCACTTGTTGCAAATGCAATATCAGGACTAACTCCACTAGTGATTAAGTTACTCATACCCTGAGCTTTAGTTAAGAAGTTATCACTATTATTTCTAGTAGATTTCATTTCTAACTCTTGCATTGTAAGAGTTGTGATTCCACTATTTTGCTTTTCACAAATTCCTAACATTAATTCAACTTCAGGTCTAGAACACATCTTGAAGTTGTTTTCATCTTGTAAAGCTCTTCTATTTGCCATTTCCCAACCATCACTTAATTGTCGAGCCATTCCTGTGTCTCCACCTGATGACTTTTCACTCGTAGTTGGGATTCCAATTATTTGTAATGCGGTATTTAACAATCTATCGTGTAACACTTTTGTGTTATCGTGCTTAATTTCGTTTTGAAGCATTTTTAAATCCGCAGGTCTACTAGGGTCGGCAGTATTTAATTCAACCGCTCCTAAATCTAAAATGTCTCTATATGTTTGCCTATCAATTTCGTTATTGATAAACACTAAAATACTTTGAATGTATTGCTCTAATCCGTCCAAGTCTCCGCTTGATATACGGTTTAGCGCATTGAATATACTCATTACAACTTCAACTATTCCTAGTCTCCATTTATTTAAGTGATATTCAAATATAGGAATTGAGCCTAATATATGATTCTTAACGAATTTAACATCGAATCCGCTAAATGGATTTCCCATAGTAAACTCATAGAATCCTGTTCTTGTATAAATGCTTCCTTTGATTTGACCTGTTCTTACACCTTTACTGAAACTAACTCCAATCAATTTTTCTCCTGTATAGCTTGAATAAACTATAAAAGCGTTCTTACTATCTAGGTTTTTAATTGAAAACGGACTTTCAGGATTCTTTGGCGTAGGTAAAATCAATCTATGAGCAATTCCACTCGTATATAAGCTTTCGGCTAATTCACTATCCTTAGCGTATTTATCTTCCGCCTGAATATAATTATTTAAAATATCAATTTGAGGATTTGCTACATCTCCTTTTTGAATAAATCTATAAGGTGAGCCAAATACATATCCAACCTTGAAGTTAACTACCCAAAAAGCATTATTTTCCAAAACTATATTATTAATAGTTGGTCTTACATCTTTGTGTTTTCCTAAGATTGGTTGATATCCTCGATAGTAATTTTCTAAATAATTAATTTCATTTGTGTTTTGCATATGTAAGCTCCATACATCATTAAGTATCTTGCTTATAATTGCAACCCTCTCGGCTTCAGTTCCCTTGTTTAAGTCTTCTTCAGTATAATCGTCATATAAAACTCTTCTTCCGTAGTATTGAGCTAACTCAGGCCCTATTGTCTTAATTTGGTAAGATGTAGGAATACTTGCTTCGCTTACAACATCGGTATCAGTAGTAGGCTCAGTAGTTTGAGTTTCAGTTGTTTGTTCTTCAACTGTTTGGTTAGTGTCATCAACTACAGTTACATCATTTTCGTCCACTCTATCACTCCTTTTCCTGCTTCCAAATAAAACAAAGGAAGCATAATTCACAAAAAATAAATTCTATGGTTATGCTTCCACGTAGCACCAAGCAAGTAACTAAGGGAAAAACTTACTTGCTCAATTTCCCATTTATCACGTAGTGATAAAAAGACAGTAATAAATTGTCTATGAAACCGAACGGCTTTTCGTCTTTAGAATGGTCTTCTAATTGCTTTGGCTTTTCCAAGCCCTCCATTTTTTAAGATGATTTCACTTGCTACCATACATACGGCGTCAGGAGCGTCATCGTGCTTATTTGGATAGTCAAAAGAGTATTTAGTTAAGTTATCCATAAGTCTTCCTATATCGGTATTTGGTTTAAATAATACTTTGCTAGGAAATACCATTTGTTTTTGCACAATACCCCTATTATTCTTAATTCTTTCTTCTTTTTTTACTGTGTTGAATTTTTCTATAATCTCGCACGCATAATAACCCCTTGCGTGTAACATATCTTCTAGCACTTTCTTTAATGATGTATCAATGTTATTTTCAATTACTAATAAAGTAACTGTATTTTCAATTATTTTATTAACAATTTCTTCGTATAAGTCGTCCATCGGTTTTTGTTTAAATAATGCGTCGACTAAATACCAACTACCGTTAGAATCGTTCTTATAAATCGGCATAGCGACATTATCTTTACCTTTTCTAGCCGTATCTAGTGTTGCAAATGAATTTCTAGTTAAATTATCAGGTAATTCGGTATAAGTTCTTATGATTTCCCAAGAAAACTCTCTTCCTGTAGGAGCTATAGGGTTTTGTTGATATACGCAACTAAATAAGAACGGGTCAGTTGTATCTCTTATTTGTTCCGCTACTTCTTGCGGATATACCTCCGCACAAGTTGTCTTTTCGTTTTCATCTAGCATTGGAACTCTTATTACAACTGTTGTTGAGTTTCTTAAAACAAACGGATTATCAGTTTCCTGTAATTCCTCTATTTTATTTCTATCTTCAATTATTCTATTTAAAATATCTTCTTCGCACCATTGAGTACCGATAAAGATAAAGTTACAATTCATTCCATCACGTCTATTCCACCACTCAGTAAGCCACTTATCATAAATGCCTCTATGAACGGCGTCATTATTTGCTTCCTCCGCACCTTTAGTCATATCATCTAGAATAATTGCAAATGAAGCTCTTTCTCCTGTAGTTGCACCCGAACGAGTACGAGCTATATGACTTGATTTAGGAACGTTTGCGTTTTTAATCTTCCAATCGGATTCCCTCTCTATTGCAAATGGTTTTCCTTCATATAGTTTAAATAAAGGAAACACCTCACTAAAATCAGGACTACATAAATATCCTTTTACTGTTCTAGAGAATCCTAATACTAATTCCTCGGAATATGAAAGTCTTAATATAGAGTTATCAATAGACACCCCCATAGCCCACGCACTATATAAAGTGGCTATGTAACTTTTTCCATAAGATGGAGGGTACGAAACTACTAAATATTGTAATTGAGGATTGAAAGCTATCTCATTTAATGCGTCTACATATGGTTTTAAAACATTTCTTCTTTTGGCGTAGACTTTCTTAGGTTGAGTCCACTCCATATAATCAATAAAACATTCAAAGTCTCTTCTAGCACAAAAAGCATAAGCTTGTTTATAATATTCAAAAAAAGAAGCCATATATTCTAGGCTTCCTTTTTCAACTAATTTATGTAAACAAGGGATTAACCTTCTCTTAGCAACTCTACAGGCTTTTAGTTTGTCTTCTTCATACCAACTTTCTAGCACTCCGAACATATCTCTACACCAAACCAACTTATCCTTTTGAGCCATTTTAGAATTTAAAATAGCTAGAATGTCACTAAAAGTTTGCTCTACTTTGTCTTCTTTTTGTGGTAAGCCTTTGATTTGTATTTTATCTCCGACTTTTAACGCCATTTTTACTTAATATCCCTAAAATCAACGAATAAATCGAGATTCTTTACTGAATTATCTTTTCTTTTTTCAAATTCCTCTAAAAGCATTTTATAAGCACCTTTACAGTCTTTTGAATTACTAAATGTCTTTAAAACCATACCATTATCACCTAAAATCATTGTTTCTAGGTCAGTATCGAAGAAATATTCTCTTTCTACGTTGAATTTTTCAAGATATTTTTGCATATTTGCTTCAGTTAAGCCTTTTTCTTGTTTTTCAATCCCATCTAGGTATTTAACCTGTAATTTAAACTCTTTTGCAAGCTCTTCAATAGAGATTCCTGCTTTTTCACGTAATTTTTTGGCTTGTTCTCCATATATTTGCTTAGGTTTTCTTCTTCCTATACCTAAATATGAAGTTTTACCGAATAAATTACCATCTTCACTAATAAATAATATTTCCATAAGTTCCTCCCTTTAATTTTTAATTGGCTTCGGAGATTAGACTCGAACTAATACTGTCAGGAGTCAAAGTCCTGTGTGTTTACCAATTCCACCACTCCGAAATATGGTTGCTCGAGTCGGATTTGCACCGACGACCTTTTGGTTATGAGCCAAACGAGATAACTACTTCTCT